GTGTGTCGCGATAATAGACCCAACTCTAAAGTATTTAATTCTGCTTTAATTTCTCACGGAAATCTCGCAAAGGAAATTACTATGACGCATCGTCGGGTTTATTCTGACGATCCAGGATTAATGACTTCTGTAAAATCTTCTCCTATATGGAAAAATGAAAATTGGACAGCAAAAGCCTCTGCTTTAAATGAAGAGGAAATTAGATATGAATTTGTTGTTCCTACACGAACACTAGATTCAATATTAGAATCATTAAATGTAGCAACAGTAGACTTTTTTTCATTAGACGTAGAAGGATATGAATTGGAAGTCCTTAAAGGCTTTTCCATAGAAAAATATCTACCGAAAGTTCTTTTAGTTGAATGGCACGATGATATACAAAAGATAATTGATGTTGTAGATAATACTCATAAATTTACTGAAAAATTATCCCTTCACGATTATGTGTTTACTTTAAGATAGGAATAAAAATGGAAAAGAATAGCAAAATATTTGTTGCTGGTCACAGAGGATTAGTTGGATCAGCAATAGTAAGAAAATTAAAAGAAGAAGGTTATACTAATTTAATTCTTAGATCAAAGGGCGAATTAGATTTACGAGACCAACGAGCAGTTAAAAACTTCTTTAGTACAGAAAGACCAGACTTTGTTTTCTTAGCAGCAGCTAAAGTTGGTGGCATTAACTGGAACTGGACAAATCCCGGTGAGTTTATCTATGACAACTTACAGATTCAAACTAATGTAATTGATTCTGCATATAGAAATGGTTGTCAGAAACTATTGTTCTTGGGCTCAGCCTGTATTTACCCTAAGGTAACACCTCAACCAATTAAAGAAGAATACTTATTAACAGCACCGCTTGAACCAACTAATGAAGGTTATGCATTAGCTAAGATTACAGGTTTAAGAATGTGTGAGTATTACAGACGTCAATATGGCTTTAATGCTATTAGTTGTATGCCTGCAAATTTATATGGGCCTAATGATAATTTTATTCCAGAACATGGTCACGTAATTCCTGGTATTATTACCAAGATGCATAATGCTATGAAGACAGGGGATAATAGCATAGAGTGCTGGGGTGATGGTACACCAACTAGAGAATTTTTATATGTAGATGATCTAGCAGATGCTTGTTTTTGGTTGATGCAAAATTATGATAAAGCAGAATTTGTTAATGTTGGTAGTGACGAAGAACTTACAATTAAAGATCTCGTTAATAAGCTCAAAAAAGAAATGGGTTTCACAGGTAAAATTGTTTGGAACAAAGATAAACCAAACGGCACACCAAGACGCAAAATGGATAACACTAAGCTAAAAGACCTCGGCTGGAAAGCTAAAGTTACTTTTGATAAGGGCTTAAAACAAACTATTGATTGGTACAAAAAAGAAAAGGGGTTAGTATGAAATGGCCTTTAATGGGTGAAACAATCACCCTCGGTGACAGATTAAAAATGGCGCATTTTGCGCTAACAGCTAAGAAATTTACCTTCGGTGAAAAGGTTAAAAAGTTTGAGCAAGAATGGAGTGAGTGGCTTGGTGCTAAACATTCATTGTATGTTTCATCTGGAAGCACAGCAAACTTCTTATTGGTAGCTGCAGTTAAAGAATTATATGGTTTGAAGAATGGCGACAAAGTATTATTGCCAGCCTGTACTTGGATGACTAATGTTGCACCAATTATGCAACTAGGCCTTGAACCTGTATTCTGCGATATTAATGTTGATAATTTTAGTTTTGATCTTGTAGACGCAATAAAGATTTCTAAGAATCATGACATTAAAATGATCTTTGTTACTCATCTATTAGGATTCTCCGCAGACAACGAATCTTTATCTAAGATTTTTCCTAAAGCAATTATTATAGATGACGTATGCGAATCACATGGTTGTACTGATCCTAGCGGTGTTAAACGTGGCGCGAATAGTTTAGGCGCAACATTTAGTTTCTATTTTGGACATCATATGTCTACAGTTGAAGGTGGTATGGTTTCAACAAACAATACTGACCTATATGATTTAATGAAATTAAAACGTAGTCACGGTATGGCAAGAGAGTCTACAAGATTTGCCGATTATGCTGCACTTAATCCAGACATTGATAAACAATTTTTGTTTGTTACGGATGGCTACAATTTTAGAAATCATGAGATTTGTGCTGTTCTAGGTTCATCGCAATTAAAGCGTTTGACTAAAATGATTGAAATTAGGAATAGAAATCACAAATTATTTACTGATATTATAGACAAGCACGAACATTTATTTTATAATATTAAAAATTCAGCAACGAACAGCAGTTTTTGTTTACCTTTCATCTGCAAGTCTAAAGAGATTATGTTGGCAATGAAGGAAACATTTGCTGAAAATGGTATTGAATATAGACCGGTTGTTGCTGGTAATTTATTGGCACAGCCATTTTTAAATGGTTACAAAATTGAAACATCTAAAGACAGAACAAATGCAGATTTAGTTCATACTCAAGGTGTTTATATTGGTAACAATCATTTTGTAACTGAAAAAGATATGGCGTTCTTAAAACAAGTTGTGGAGAAAATTGATGACAAATTTAGGTGAGAGCATAGAACAAATTATTAAACAAACTGTTCATGATGTATTAGCAAAGGGAGATCTTCCTGACTCTGAATATATTGAAACAGATAACCTAGGCGAAGTTATTGAAAAACTCGCAATTATTCATATCCGTATGTGGATGTTGGAAGATGCAATTCAAGCTGCAAAATCAGATGAGGAAATTGCAGACTTAAAACGCAAGTGCGACATTTGCTTTAAAGTTAAAAGACCTCGTTATGTGCAAGCAGTTAATTTAATGGTCGATAATGCAATCAGAACAAACAGATCATTAGTAGAAGATTCTGTAAAATTATATAAAGGTGTTAAGTAATGTCTAAAATTATTTTCTTTAATCACTATCACCGAGGTGATTTGCTAACACATAAAGAGTTTATTCGTCAACTACAAAATGAGTTGCCTGATTTTACTTTTGAGTATATGCATTTTAATCACCCCAAATTAACCAGAGATTTAAATATTCCTGTAATTGGTGCACCTGAAAATTTAGATGCAAAGACTCCTTTCTATCAAGACGAAGGTGTGTTGTATATTAATACTTGGATCGGTTGTTTCTGGGATATTTTCTGTGAGCATGGTGGTATTAATATGAACTCACTGTGGCATCAATGGGATAAAATCTTAGATACAATTAATGGTCATTTTAATACAGAAATAGCATTACGAGCAGAAAAAGAATCGTATCTACCAAAGATTGATTTTACAAAATTTGATGTGTCTAGTATCGATGAATTTTTAAAGACCAATACTAATAAAAAGATTCTAATTTGTAATGGTCCGCCGAAGTCCGGTCAATCATTCTCAGACAATATGCAAGACTTCATTAATCTTGCTGCAGAAGAATCTCCTAGCATCGATTTTATTTGCACTACAAAATTTGATACTACATTAAACAATGTTTTATTTACTGATGATATTATTGTAGATAATGAAGTTGAGGACAAGCGTGCTCCATGGGAAGATCGAGAAGTTAACAACTGCGACTTGCAGGAAATTTCATACCTAAGTGAACATTGTGACGCAATCGTAGGTAAGAATTCAGGACCGTTTGTCTTCTGCGAAACATATAATAATTATATGAATCCAAATAAAAAGTTCTTATCATATAATGTAAGTTGGGGTATTGGTAAACCACCTACAGAAACAATGTCAAATGGCTTAGATATTAAGTGCAAATATACTATTACACCTATTAGTGATATTAGCACTTTATCTTCAGACGATATAGCAAACATTCATAACTCTTTGAAAGAATTGACTGATAGCCTATGAAAAAATTAAAATTAGGGTTTGCTGACACCCACGACCATCTAAGTCAGTTCTTTTATAGCTTATTGTCTAATCGGTATGACATTGAAATTGACAATGAAAATCCTGACTATTTGATCTTCGGCGACGAAAATTTCGGTACAGAAAATAAAAAATGGTCTAAAAAGGATTGCGTTAAGATTTTCTATACTGGTGAAAATCGTAGACCCGATAATTATGATTGTCACTATGCAATATCATTTGACCACAACTACAATAATTGGCATTATCGTTTGCCTTTGTTTGTGATCTATATGTGGTCATTGGATATGATTCATAATACAGATTATAAGTATTATCATATTTTAGGCGAGCATACACCTAAAGAGAAAACTTCATTCTGTTCTTTTGTTGTATCAAATCCAGGTTGCGAAGAACGTAATGACTTCTTTAAACAACTTAATGCCGTTAAACCAGTAGACAGCGGTGGTGCTTTATATAATAACATCAAGGCAAAATTAGATGGAGAAGTTGCTAAGATCGATTTCTTATCAACAAGAAAATTTAATATTTGTTTTGAGTCTGGATCAAATCCTGGTTATGTTACAGAGAAAATCCTTCACGCATTCTATGCACAGACTATTCCTATTTACTGGGGTAGTCCAACAATTGCATCAGATTTTAATACTAACTCCTTTATCAATGTACACGACTTTGGTAGCATGAGCGAGGTTATGTACTTTATTCAGAAATTAGATGAAGACGAAGATCTATATAACAGATTCTTAAATTCACCTAAGCTTGCTGGAGGTGTACCTCGCGATTATATGATATTGAACAATTTCTTAAATTGGTTTGATTCTGTAGTGTATAATAAAATTGATATGAGAGCTTAATGAAAATACAGACCTTTATCTTTAATTGGCAAGGTCAGTATGAAAAGACCAAAGAAAAGCAAACGCAACTGAGTGCCATTGGGGTCGTGCCTGTCGTTATTAATAGTGACGACAATCACCGTGAGGACGATCCTAATTGGCACAACATTGGCGAGGAAAGTTATTTCACTGCTCAATTTTTAAAAGCAATTGAGTTGTTTGATGCTGATGTCATGTTTCATATACAAGCAGATGCATCTTATAGTGATTGGAAAAAGTTATACGATGATGCTGAAAAATATTATGATGTAACGGATTGGGGCATTTATGCTCCGAATGTAGATTACACTTGGTATGATTCTACTCGCACAGATGTCAACACTTTAGATTTTCCTATCGATAAATTAAAAATTGTTGCTAATACAGATTGCACTTGCTGGTTTATTCATAAAGATGTAATCAATTGGTACAAGGAACGCAACTTAGATTTTAGCCAATATAAAATGGGATGGTGCTGGGATATTATTTTCCCTGCACTATGTTTTATTAATAAGAGACCTGTTGTGAGAGACTATGCTCATACTATAGAACATCCAAGAGGAACAAATTATAATACAGATCAAGCAGAACAAGAAATGTGGCATTTGTATAATAGTTTAACACCTGATGTAAAAGAAGCATTTGGTCTTATTAAAAATAATAAAGACGGTCTATCTAAATATTATACTTAAAATGAAAAAAATTATATCATTTAGTTTGTGGGGAGACAACCCTAAGTATTGTGTTGGCGCAATTAGAAACGCCCAGTTGGCAAGAAAGTTTTTTCCAGAATGGACTTGTCATTTTTATTATGATCAAACTGTACCTAAAATTTACATTGCAGCATTAGATGAATTTTCTAATGTGGAAACAATTAAAATTGATAACGGTTCATTTGGTGCATTCTGGAGATTTTTCTCAATGCAAAAAGATACTATTGTCTTATCGAGAGATACTGATTCTAGATTGTCTTTAAGAGAAAGACAAATTGTAGATGAATGGTTAGATACAGATAGTAAATTATCTGTTATACGAGATCATATTAACCATTACGAATTTCCGATACTTGCAGGTATGTGGGGAATTAAAGATGGGTTGCCACACAATCTAGCAGAAGGCATTAAACGATATTGGTCTACGCATCAATATCTAGTTGACCAGTTCTATTTACGAGATATGGTTTGGCCTGCTTTAAAAGACGATGCGATGGTACATGGTATTAAAGAACGCGTCTGGATGCGTGAAAGTTATAAAGAAGTTGGCCGAGACTTTATAGGACAAACATATGACGAACACGAAAACTCTATATATGATCCTGCATTAGTATGACAAAAATAATAGTACATCATCACACTGGTCTAGGTGACCATTTTATATGTAATGGCTTGGTTCATGCATTAACGGATCACTACGATATTGACTTAATATGCAAGAAACATTATACTAAGACAGTGGAACATTTATATGAGGACTTCCCTAATATAACAATTATTCCTGTTGAAAATGAAATGGAAGATTGTTTAAAGCATGCTCAACAAACATCTCATGCTTTAATGAGAGTCGGCTTTGAAAATTGTGACTATGATAATTTTGAAGAATCATTTTATACTACATCAGGTATTAATCCAAATGATGAATATGATAGATTTGTTTTGCCAACAAGATTAGATGGTTCATTAGAGTTATATAATAAAATAACTAGCAAGCTAGGAACAGACTATATTTTTATGCACAATGCAAGTAGTTATGGTAGTTTTGATCTCAAGATTAATTCTAATTATCCTTGTCATGTTGCCATTAAAGAAGATACAGATGATGTATTAGATTATGTAGATACAATTTGTAATGCAAAAGAAGTTCATGTGATTAACAGTGGTATAAACAATTTAGTATTCCAGTTATTTTATAAAGATAAAATTAAAGGGAAAGTGTTTTATCACAACGCAAGAAAACCTAATATGGGTGGAATTGTAGTAAAAGTACCTGATGGTATAGAGGTTGTAGAATATGAGTAAAAAGGTGACGGTGATTACACCCACAACAGGATCAATTTATTTAAAAGATAATCTTCGTTCTGTTTCTGAACAAACTTATGATAATGTAGAACATCTTGTAGTTATTGATGGCCCTGGTTATATTAAGAATGCGCAACAAGTTATAGGTGGTTATGATGGAAAAACTGTTTTATGTCTTCCAGAGAATACTGGGGCAAATCAATACAACGGACATAGGATATATGGTTCTATGTCTTATATTTGTAATTCAGATTATCTCATTTTCCTAGACGAAGATAATTACATTGATCCCACACACATTGAGACATTAGTTAAGGTTGCGGAGAAACATGACTGGGCGTTTTCTCTGCGAAAAATTATAGACAAAGATAGTAATTATATTTGTAATGATGATTGCGAAAATCTTGGCTTATGGCCAACCTGTCTAAGTGAACAGGAATTGTTTGTTGATGTTGGTGCATACTTTTTACCAACACCTATAGCAATACAAATCTCTCCTTTATGGTATAGGAGAGCTAGACATCCTGACGATCAACCTGAAATAGATCGTGTTATTATGCAAGTTCTACTTCAGTATGGATTTACCTACAATACGAATGGTGAGTATTCTCTCAATTATAGAGTAGGTAATAGAGCGGATTCCGTGCAAGCAAATTTCTTCTTGCAAGGAAATAAATTTATGGAACAAAAGTACAAAGGTGATTATCCGTGGCGAAAGAAGTAAACTACAAATACAACGAAGGCGAATTGTTAAAAGAATTCAAACAATATATTGATGCTACTTATGGTGAGCATTATTCTTTGAACAAATTCCAAGCAACAGAATTTATAATTGATAGCGGTCACGGTGTAGGGTTCACCGTCGGTAACGTGATGAAGTATGCACAAAGATACGGCAAGAAAGCCGGAAGCAATAGACAAGACATACTAAAGGTGTTACACTACGCAATGATGCTATTATATGTACATGACATTGAAACCCAAGGAGCTAAATAATGCAAATAAGTAATGAAACAATCCAAATCTTGAAGAACTTTGCGGCGATTAATAGTAATATTATGATTCGCAAAGGTAAGACTTTATCTACAATTAGTACAGCAAAAAACATTTTTGCTAAGGCTGAAGTCGTAGAAGATTTCCCCACAGAAGTAGCTGTATATGATTTGAACTCTTTGTTGGCGTTGCTAACATTAATGGAAAATCAAAATGTTGAGTTTGGTGATAAGAGCCTAAACATTTCTAAAGACAACGGCAAATTTGAGTACTTCTATTCTAGCCCAACAGTTATTGTTGCGGCACCTGACAAGAGCATTGAGATTGATAATCACTATCAGTTTAAACTCTCATCTGAAGATGTTAATATGATTATGAAGGCAGCTGCTATCACTAGCTCACCTACAATAACAATCTCCAGTAAAGGTGACGACGTTTCTTTAACTATCGGTGATAAGAAAAACGACACAGCAAATACCTACAAGAAAGTAATTGGTAAAAGCGAGCATTCTTTTGATTGCCATATGGCAGTTGAGAACTTTAAAATTTTCCCTGACGCATACACAGTTACAATTTCAAAGAAGAAAGCTTTTCACTTCCAACACGCTACAAAAGCAATTGAGTATTTCATTGCAATGGAACCCGACTCTATTGTTTGATGCATTTTGACTGCGCTATAAAAATCGCGCAAATTTAATATTATGGAGTTATTATGGATTATCGTGAAAATGAGTTTTTGTGGGTTGAGAAGTATCGACCACTCACATTAGAAGATTGTATTTTACCTGCAGACCAAAAACACATCTTTCAGGAGATGTTGTCTAAAGGGGAGATTCAAAATATGCTATTGTGCGGTGGTGCCGGTATGGGTAAGACCACTATTGCCCGAGCATTGTGTGAAGAATTAGAAACAGATTATATCATCATTAACGGTTCAGAAGAATCTGGTATTGATGTTCTTCGTACAAAGATTAAACAGTTTGCTTCTACTGTATCATTCAGTGGCAAACCTAAGGTTGTTATTTTAGATGAGGCAGACTATCTAAATCCTAATTCTACACAACCTGCATTGCGAGCATTCATTGAAGAATTCTCGTCAAATTGCAGATTCATTCTTACTTGTAACTTTAAGAATCGAATCATTCCTCCGCTTCATTCTAGAACAGCGGTCATCGAATTTAAATTGCCTAAAAGTGAAAAGCCAAAGATTGCATCCGCATTCTTTAAGCGTGTCATGGAAATTATGGCAATTGAGAATATCGAATCGGATGGCAAAGTCATAGCAAAAGTGATTGAGAAGCATTTCCCTGATTATCGAAGAGTTCTAAACGAACTTCAGCGTTATAGTGCATCTGGTAAAATTGATGAGGGTATTTTTGTTAGTCTCGGTGAATCTAATATGCAAGAACTAATCTCATCGTTAAAAGATGGAGATTGGAAAAAGATGCGTACGTGGGTTGTTAATAATATTGACAATGATCCACAAACAATCTTTAGAAAATTATATGATACATTGACCGATCATGTAACACAAGTACCACAGCTTGTTCTATTGCTTGCAGATTATCAGTATAAAGCAGCATTTTGTGCAGATCAAGAAATCAATCTTGTAGCTTGTCTAACAGAGATTATGGCAGCGGTTGAATTTAAATGAACGATTTATTGAAACCCACATTTGATTGGATAAAAGATGATTTTAATTCTCATCCTTTTCGCTTTATCGTTGAGCTTGTTGCTTGGGCTATTAGTATTGGTTGTTCGATTACCATGGCTGTTACTGTTCCCACTCCGCCCCTTCTTACTCTCTATCCTATATGGATTATCGGCTGCAGTCTCTATGCTTGGGCTGCTTGGACTCGTAAATCTTTTGGTATGTTGGCCAACTATCTCTTGCTTACCACTATAGATACTATTGGGCTCATAAGGATGGTAATATGAGTCTATTTGGAACCCCTGTCGAAAAACCAGCAGAAGTTCCATATAAGGCTCCTGCAATTTCTCCCTTTGATTTTATCAATGCTATACATTATAGCAAAGATAAGTTGATTGTGGATGATTGGTCTGAGAAACAATATAACTCATATATTATTAATAAGGGTTTATCTTACGGGCATGATACAGTAATTCCCGCAAATGAGATGAATTCTAGACCCCATCTTGACAAAATCCTACAATTTGATTTTCTTATAAATATTATTAGGCCCAAAAAAAGATTCAATAAATGGATCAAGGCTGAGAAAATCGATGACTTGGAAGTTGTAAAAGAATACTATGGCTACAGCACAGAAAAAGCCAAACAAGTGTTACCACTGCTCAATGACTCGATTATTATTGAATTGAGAAAAAGAATAACAAAAGGTGGTAAGAATGACTACTGACATTATAAACATTGACTTCCCTGGGTATCATCCCTTAGAAGTCATATTAGCTGAACCGGATGATTTTTTAAAAGTACGAGAAACTCTAACTAGAATCGGTGTCGCTTCTAGAAAAGATAAAATACTATATCAATCTTGCCACATACTACACAAGCAAGGCAGATACTTTATTGTTCACTTTAAAGAGCTATTTGCTTTAGATGGAAAAACGGCTGACCTATCAGACAACGATTTACAAAGAAGAAATACTATTGCTAAGTTGCTAGTAGACTGGGGCTTAGTTAAAATTAATAATCCAGAGCATTTCTTAGATTATGCTCCACTTTCACAGATCAAGGTTATTTCCCACAAGGAAAAAGATGAATGGAAAATGGAAACAAAGTATAACATTGGCAAGAAAAAGTTAGCTGTTAGCACTAAATAATAATATCCCCGGGATGGGAAACGCAGCAATCGGTGTGGGCTGTATAAACCAGAAGCCGACCTATTTTAATCCCACTACCTTGGGAACGTCTAAAGCTGGTACAACGTATGGTACCCCTGTAGTCAGTAAGCAGGATCAACGCTATGCCTTCGGGGTAGCAAATTTTAAAACTCGCTTAATAGGAGAACTATATGTTTTACGCAAACATGGCTATCGATTCAATTCAAAACGCCAAAATCAACTTCCTCAAACAAACAGTCAAGGAAGATTCTCTTCAAAAACCTCTAATCGATTTTGTTGAAGCACAACGTGTTTTTACAAAGCAAGTCGCCAAGACTTCTAACGATGTAATGAACATTGCTTCAGAAACTTTTGCTAACGCAATTAGTGGTATAACAAATAAAAAGGGAGAGTAATATGACATTTGTTAAAGACGTTTTTGGTCGTGATATGTTCAAAGACTTTGACAAACTATATGTTGGCTTTGACGATCAATTCAACAAGATGGCTAAAATCCATGATGATCTAACAAAGAGCATCCCAAATTACCCACCTTACAATATTAAGAAAACCGGCGATAACACTTATGTTATTGAAGTAGCAGTTGCAGGTTTTGCAAAGCAAGACATTGAGATTGAACTTGATAACGGTAAGATGATTATCAAAGGCAATGTACAAAATGCGGAAGAGGAAGAAACCTTCTTATTCAAGGGTATTGCTAACAGAGCATTTACTCGTGCATTTACACTTGAAGATCAGATTGAAGTTAAAGATGCTGAAATGTTCAATGGCATGCTTAAAGTATTTTTGGAAAGAATTATTCCAGAGCACAAGAAGCCAAAGAAAATTGAAGTTAAAGACTCTGAAGTAAAAACAAAGACTGTAAAAAAATCTAAGCCACAGTTACTTACAGAAGACGAGAATCTATAATGAACAATGATCTAAAAGAATTTGAAGGAGTTCATGTTCCTTCGATGAAAGACTTTTGGTCATGGGTAAGCAAGGCGTTTAAACCTTCATATCAAGATGAAGTTGAAATGTATTTAAAAGATGCGGTAGATCATAAAGATTTGCAGTACAGAGTAGATACATTAATGCGTAGAGGTTTAATATGAAATTCATTAAAGCTTTTATAGCAATCGTTCAAGAAGTACGACAAAGATTATCCACACGAAGAAGTAAATTAGAATTCAGAGGTGACTAATTTGTCTAAGCAATTACTAAAATCTTTTATAGAGTATTGCGATCAATGGCTAGAAGTTAGGCATTTATCTATTATGCAAAATATAAGAGTTTGGTATTAATAACGGGGGCTTCGGCCCCCAACAACTGGAGAAAAAATGATTGAAGTGATTAAATTAGTTACCGGCGAAGAAATTGTCGGCGACACAAAATATGAACAGAACAAAGTTATTGTTAAAAAGCCGTGTGCTGTTATGTTGGTTAATTCTAAATCGACACCCGACCAACATTCAATGGCATTGATTCCTTATGCAGGATATACTAAAGATCATATTATTCATATTGATAAACGATCTATTGTGTGGAATGCTGAACTACAAGATGATGTATATAATCAATACAATGCAATCTTTGGTACAGGTATTCAGATTGTGTCCGGGGATATTCCTAGACCAAGGACTATACCTAAAGCACCTTAATGCAAAGGTAGGAATGGCGGGTTACCCCGCCATTTTTTATGTATAGTTTTTAAAATTTACTGTTTTTCTAATTTACTAATGTAGTTGGCCATCAGGTGATCAAACACACCAATAAACTTTTGTCCTTTTGCTCTGGCTCGAAGTCTACTGCGAGCCATGTCTTTTACTCGCTGCCACGGGGTTAGATCTCTAAACTTGCCATAAAAATTCATATACATATGAGTTCCATGATGTCTAAATCCCATAAGTCTAAATGGGACTTTGGTTACATCATCGCAGTTGTTCTGTACTCTATAGTGGTCTACAGTTAAGCTCTTGACAAACTCGCCATTGCCAACTCTAGGACTTCCAAATGTTATTAATGCAGTTACGCGATCTTGTATGCGGCTAGCGGCGATAGTAGCCATAGCAGCACCGAGACTGTGCCCAGTTACATAGATATTGCCTGGATTGTCTTCTAACTCTTTAGAGATACTGGGCCATATCTTGTTGATCTCACCTTTAAAACCTACGTGTACTTTGCCACCGCAGGCTTCAATGTTCTTACCAGACTTCAAGTCTGCTAGCACATCTGACTTTTCGGTTACTTCGGTACCTCTAAATGATAGCACAGTTATTGTGCCATTGGTTAGCAGGTATGCTTGCGCACCATCAATGTTAAAGAATTTAATAATTTTATATCCCAGTGCTTTGAACTTAGCAGTTGACGCATCGGGATTGTCGTAGGTAGTTGCAGATATTTTTGCAAATTCTAATAGTAGTTCTGTTTTCATTTTTAGAACCAAAGGAATAAGCCTTGGGCTGAAAGCAATATGCCTAAGCCCGCAACAAAGAAACTACCCCAGAACATCCCCATACTAACTGCTAAAATACTTGCGGATAATACGACAATGCTTAATTGGTACATAGTGCTTGCATATCCAATCCATGGACTACGTTTCTTAGCCTCATCTCGCTCGGCTTCTAAAACACGAGCTTTTTCCATTAACTCTTTCTTACCTTCACCGCTAGCAGGATCGCTTTCGTAACGATCAATCTTGGCCTGCAGTTTAGCCATCTTTTCTTTGTCATTACGATATGTAGCATCGTCTAATGATTGCTCTGCTAGAGTTTGTTTAATGCTCTTAGCTTGATAGAATGCCCAGACGTTGTTTGCTTTAATTGTGTTACCTAATGTTAAGCTACTTAATGTACCACCATACCAAGCATTGACAGCAAGCAATAATGCAAATACAGAAATAACCATACCGGCTTTATCTTTTAATTTTGCTTCGCGTTCGCTACGAGATCCGACCGGAGGTTTTGGTGCGTCCGGGTCTTTAGGTTGTTTGTTAATTAAATTTAATACTGAATCAATTAATGCCATTTTTACTGTCTCCTTTGTTAATCTTTTTTATTTATATTATCCTGGTAAAAATCTACCTATTAGTCCGTTGACTATTTTGTCTGACAAATCGTCTGGTAGAAATTTAAGAAATCCTAAGAAGTATAGTGCGACACAACCATACACAAATATTTTTAAGCACATATCAAATGTTTTTTGGTATTCGTTCATCTTCCGCACCTATTACCTGTTTGGCAAAACTGCATTAGTTCATATCCACCAATAAACAATATGAACAAGACAAAAGCGGCTCCGCCAAGTATCATTGCCCATTCATTTAACTCTTCTTCTTTTTGTTTACGCTTACGTTCTTGGTCGTTGAACATTCTTATATCATTAGCATCGTCTGCATCCATTTCTGCTTGACGAGCTTTGATCTTGTTCCAGACATCTATTTTACCCGTCTGCATAAACAACATCTTTAGTTCTTCTTCAAAAGCCCTAGCCTGTTCTAAAGCCATTTCAATCTGAAGTGCGGTTCCCATGTTGGAACCTTTCTTAGATTTTTTGGCCTCAATTAATGCTTTAGTTGCAGTACTCTTAGCATCAAACATTTTCCCAATCATAGGAGCAAGGGATCCCAGATCGTTAGCTACTTTACTAGCTTTCTTAACCATGCTTATTGCAGATTGTATACCTGCAAGTGCTGTCATTGGATCTATCATTTTTTCTTCTCCTCTTTTTCTTTTTTACGCCATTCTAAACAAACCACTTTTCTACTGTATACATCTCCGCTCCAAGTCCACCTGATACACTCGGGCTGTTTAGCGTACATATAAAGGGCTAGAGCAGTAGCAAACATTATTTGTTTGCCAGTGGGTTATCAACAGCTTTTTGAATCTTAGCGTCGACTTCTTTCTTTAACACTTCAACTTCTCTAGATATTTCTTCTTCTCTTCTC